ACGAACCGCAAATGTTGACCTGACTGCACTCCACGTTTGCCGTCGCGCATGTATCAATGCCAGATAGCGACAGCACAGTCACGCCATTGACGCGACATTCAAACGTGCCCACGGTTTGGCTAAAAAACGCAATGCACTCCACATGCTGATAGGCGTTCGCGACGATGCACGGTGCGGCAGACGCACCGAGCGACACGGTGCCGCCGCGTTTGAGTTCAACCACGCCGGTCGATTGCAAAAACAAAATAAGCTGTACGGCGTTGGTCGCGTCGGACCAGCGAAAAATCTGCTGCTCGTCGTTGCCCGGTGGCAACCCCGTCACATAGAGTGCCATCCCGAGCCCGACCGTTGTCTTCGCTCCACCCAACACACGCCGCGCGATTGTCAGCGAACCAGTGTTGGGAGGCATACGCATTTGATGTGTGCCAGTGCGCGGGCCGGTGGTGCTCAGCCCCACCCCGCTAGCAACTTCAGCCCACGCACCGTTCAACATCGCAGCCGTCGAGCCGTAATGGTCGAACCCATCACACCAGAGCAAAGCCATAGATCACCTCAAAATTTAGCAAGGACGAATTTCAATCAGCACGATGTCGGCAAAGCCCGACACGCCGTAGTCTTGAAGCAGGCCATCAAAGGATTCGTCGGACTCGAAGCGCACTTCCACGTCGTACAGATAGCCCGCGCGGACCACTGCCCCAGGCGCGGGAGGTGCGCTGAATGTCACGACACCGGTATTGCGGTCCACCGTCCATGTGATCGGCGTCAGCGGGAACACCCAGGTCGTGGGATCGGTGTTGTTAATCGAAACCTTGACGGTCGAAACCACCGGATGAACCACGTTGCGCGTGTAAGTTTCCGCGCCTCGCGTGTAGGTCTTGACCAGTTGAAACGCCACGGCAATTCCGTCGCCCGTGCCCAACACTTGGTCAGAAAAAGTAATCGCCGGGACAAAGTTCGGCCGGTCCAGCGCACGCGACGCAAAGTCCAGGGGATCGCGAAACGGAAAGCTGCGCAGTGGCCCGCGCACAATCAACCAGTGATCGCGCACGGCTTCGTATACGGCGTGGTCGCGTACCGCTTGCGGCAGCGTGTACCGGTGCAACGGATGTTCCCAACGCTGGTTCGCCTGCTCGGCACCTGAGTCGCTGTGAGTGATCGATGTTGACCAACGCGGCGACGACATGCACGGATAGCCAGGAACGCAACGGTCCAGGTACAGGTCCAAGAATCGGCTCATGTGATGCTCATCTGCTGTTTGGCGCGGCGGGAGATTTGCCGCTGGGAGGCGCGGAACGAGTTCGCGTCTGGCGTGCTGATGTTAAAAATTTGCGTGCTACGTTCGCCGCTGATGCCCTGCGGTTTGATGCTCCCGCTGTTGCCGGGAATCATGTACTGACGGCCGTTGCTCATGAACATTTCAGGAGCGTTGTTCTCGCCTACCTCGTAAAGTTTCCCGGCTTCGACGGGGCCACCGACTGCCTTGCCGCCAGCGAATCCGAAGAACTCGCCAGCCATGCTCAGCCCGGTAGCAAGCAGACCGCCGCCACGGCTCCCGGTGTCTTTGCTCACAGCACCAAAAATAGAATCCATGATTTGCGCGGCAGCGGCCTCGGCAATCATCCGCTGTATGACCTTCCCGAAATTGGCGGCCATGCCGTCCACGCCATCGGCAAACGGATCGAACAAGAAGTCGGCAAACGCGCCTTGCATATTGCGCGCAGCCTCATCAGCGAACACGCTCATCACGTCCTTGGTTTCCGTCAACTTGTCCTGCGCTTTCGACAGCCCTTTGTCCAACCCATCCATGACGTTGTCGTATTGCGCCTGATTTATATCGCCCTTGTTCAGCGATGCGCGCAGCGTCTCGACATCCTTTTGATAGTCGTTTAAAAGTTTCTGCCCATCGGTGAACGTCGATTCTTGGACCTTCTTGAAAGCGTCCAGACGGTCGGCGGTGTCCTTGATTGCCTTCTGGCTCTGGTCGTATGTGTCTACGATTTTCAGGGCGGCGGCGGCGCTCTCCAATTGCGCGGCCGTCGCCCCGTCCTGAGCGAGTTTGTAGAGCGTGGTTTGCGTGGTGGTCATGCCCACCGTCGCGGCCTGCTCTTTCAGCGACTCGATTTGTTTGTCGATAGCGGCGGCCGCCTTCTGCGCGGCCTGCGCCCCCTTGTCTACCTCGGTGTTCTGACGCTCCAGTGCTTTGGTGTAATCGTGAGCGACCTTCGCCGCCTCCTTGCCCTTCTGCTCATAGGTGCCATCGAACAGCTTGTCGATGCGCGACGCGGCCTTGGCCTCGATTGCATCGACATCGGCAGACGCTTGCTTCATGGTGTCCGCCGCGATGGCGAAGTCGCCGCTCGCGGCCTGCACCGACGCCGCCGCCAGCGCTGCGAGGCCGGTCGCCTCGGCCTGAATTTCAGCGCCGAGAGATATCGCAATGGCGGTCAGCGCCTTGAGCACAGTGCCCAGGCCGGAGCTAGATTCGGCAGCGCCGTCCGCATTGTCGGCCATGTCGATCATGAGCCCGCTGATAGCGTTCATCGCAGGCAGCAGGTCTTTAGCCAGATTGTTTGCCATGCCCCGGCCGACACCATCCAGGACAGTCAGGTTGTCATTGAACTGGTCAGCGGCGGCGGCAGCCTCCTGGCTCATCACGAGACCAAGACGCTGCGCCTGATCGGTCAGCTCGGTGATGCCCTCCTTGCCGGAATTGAGCAGCGGGATCAACTTCGCGCCAGACTTGCCGAACAGGTCTTGTGCGATGGCGGTTTTGTTTGCGCCGTCTTGATAGCCCTGGAATTTATCGGCAACTTCCAGCATCAGCTTGTCGGCGGTTTTCATATCGCCGTTGGTGTCGCGGACACTCAGCCCCAGGTCAGCAAATGCGGCCGCTTGCTTCTTGCCACCGGCCGCCGCCTGACTGATCGTTTTGTTGAACTTGGTCAGCGCACCGGTCAGCCCTTCCTGATCGACGCCCGCCGTCGAGGCAGCAAAGCTCAGGGACTGGTATGCCTCGATACTGATGCCGATAGCCTGCGCAGTTTCGGCCGCTGCGTCGGCAGCATCGATGCTCTCCTTGATCCAGTTCGCGAACGCCCCAGTCGCAAACCCGGCGATGGCCGCGCCGATCATTTTGCCAATGCGCGCGTAACGCTTTTTCTGGTCCTCAGCAAATTTTTCAGAGAGCCGGTTTGCTTTGCCGAGGTCGGATTCGAGCCGCGCCAGATTGGCCGCGATGTCAATCGTCAGCGTACCTAGAGACATTTTGAATCCTCAGAAAAGTGCATCGATGGCGGCCGAGTGTTCAGCCGGGTCGTCGTATTCCAGCGGGGGGAGCGTGCCGGTCTGAATCTCATAATCGACCTGATAAAACGCCATCCAATCAACCAACTGCGAACTGGTCATTTGCCGCTCCAGAGCGTCCACGTTCCACTCGCCCAAGTCGCGGGCGAGTTTGAACAGGAAGAAGCGCTCGGGGCGGCCCCTCAGTTTTTTGCTGCGTCCTCTGTAGCGCTGACAAAGAACTTGTTCAGCAGGATCGCAGCGTCGGAAATGACACCGATTGCTTGGTTGGATTTGGTCGCCAGCTCGGCCATGTCGGCGGCGGTGAACAGTGGCACCCCCTCCGCATCAGTGACCGAGAGCGCCACGAGGCGCAGTTTGATTTCCAGCATTGCGCTCGCCGGGTCGCCGCCGTCTTTTTGCACGGCTCCCAGGCGTGCCCACTCGCTGAGCACGGCAGTGCGATCACGCACAGACAGGGCGGTTAGCATTACGTCACCGCCCCACTCTGGAACGCTCACGACTTCCTGCGCGCGGTCCTTGGCACTGAGAATCTGATCGCGATTAAGCACCGAGCACCTCGTACACTTCGCCCGTGATAGTCACCGCCAACGTGCCGGCGTTGGTGCCATCGACTGCACCGGAATCGCTGAGCGAGCGCACATAGCCCTCAAAGATTTTGATGTACTTGTTTTTCTTGACGAGTTTGAACCAGCGCGGCAGTGCCTCACGCTTCGCCACTTTCGCCTCCACCTGGAACGCGTCGTCTTCGACATAGTGCAGGTCGGCGCTCATGCCGCCGAAGTCCTGCAACCCCAGGTTTTTCTCCTTGGCAGTCGAGCACAGGGTCGTGCTGTCGATTTCAGACGCCTGCCCATCAAAGCCCGAGTAGCTCTTGTGTTGGCACGTCTCAATAAATTGAACCAGCCCGGCAGTACCGGCCGAGCCATAGGTGGTGAACAGCGTCGAGTCGATGTTCTCCAGCGTCACGGTGGTGGCGGTCTTCGCGCCGACGATACCGTCCAGGCCGTTCATTTCGGTCATGCCAACAATGGCAGCGAACGACAACACGTCGCCCACGACATAGGTATGGGACGCAAAGGTAACGACGGCCTTCGCGGCTTTGCTGATGCCAGTGATAACCGTGGTCACCGGAGTGGCGCTTGCGGCTTCGATATAAAAGTGAGTGCCCTGCGAAGACACGGCGCGCGATTTAGTAGCCATTTGGTTTCTCCAAATAAAAAAACCCCAGGAGCGCGGGGCTCGTGGGGTTATCCGTGACGGTTGGGGGGGTTGGGTTGTGGTGTCTTTTGTTGGGCTAAAACTTTTGTTATATGATGGGCGGCCCACCCTCGCAGCCATCACAGGTCCGGTTATGAAACCTTCGCTTCTTACAATCAGCCAGAGCGCACAGGCCGCGCTCGACGCCAGTGCCCTGGACAACGGGGTTCTGCGCGTCATGCCGATGGACTTCTATGCGCAGTTCTCGCAAGCGGACCTGTCCGGCTTTTGCCTGCGTCACGGCGTTTACTGTCTGCCCACTGTGGAGCTGATCGATAAGATCAACGCGTTGATCTTGGAGGCGAGCCCGAATCGCTTAGCGATTGAAATAGGCAGCGGCAACGGTGTACTCGGCAAAGCCCTCGGCATTCCCTGCACCGATAACCACCAGCAACAAGACCCGGCCGTGATCGCGTTGTATCGCGCGATGGGCCAGCCGGTTATCACCTATGGCCCGCACGTCGAACGCCTGGACGCAGAGGCAGCAGTCGCCCGGCACAAGCCAGAGGTGGTGGTTGCCGCGTGGGTTACGCACCGCTACGACGCAGCCGAGCACCATCGCGGCGGCAACGTAATCGGCGTCGATGAGGTGGCACTGCTCAGCCAGATCAAGCGCTATATATTCGTCGGCAATTTTCAAGTTCACGAACACAAGCCACTGCTCGCCCTGCCCTATAT